AATTATGGTAGTTTGGAAAATGTACCATATAGTTTAGATAATACATTTTATGACAACGGAACTACTGTATGTGGTCCATGGACATTAGACCAACTAGACGCATTTGGTAGTTTAGATAACTTAGCCATATCATTAGATAGTTCATTATGGACTACTAATGCTTGTATAAATATATCAGATGCACTTATTGATGCAGCCGCATTAGTTGTTGCAGATGCTACTAGAATAAGAACAAGTGGTGGTGAAATTACTGCTGACGCTACAGTTGTAGCAGACGGTACTAAAATTTCCACAGGTAGTGCAGATATAACTGCTAACGCACAAGTAGAAGCAGAAGCTACTAGAATTACATTTAGTGGTGCTGACATTACAGGTGAAGCTACTGTTATTGCTAATGGCGTTAAAGTTGTAGTAGGTGCAGCAGATATAACAGCTTTAGCTACTGTAGACGCTACAGGCTTTGCAATATACTCATCTAGTGGTTCTATTACAGCCACAGCTACAGTATTAGCAGATGGTATTAGAGTTCAACTTGGTGAAGGTTCTATTACAGCTAGTGCAGCAGTTGATGCAGATGCAATACGTATTAGAACAAGTGATGCAGATATAACAGGAACTGCAGAAGTTACTGCTGTAGGTGGTGTATTGTATGCTGGTGAAGCTAATATAACAGCAGAAGCATTATTATCATGTAGTCCAAATGCAATATTATTTGGCGTAGGTAGTATTTCAGCAGTCGCAAGTATTTTAGCAACAGGTACGATATTAGGTGAAGAATGGTCACCAGTCACTCCAGGCTCAGAGTCATGGACAGATGTAACACCAAGTAGTGATACTTGGACAGTAATAACAGCAGGTGGTAGTTCATGGACTGATATAAGTTTTGGTTCAGATACATGGACAACATCAAATTCAAGTAACGATACATGGTCACAAATTTAATTACGAGGTAAAAAATGCCAAAAGATAAAATCAGTCAGTACGACTCTACAAGTGCTGGCGCAAACTTAAACACAGACATTGCAGGTATTAATATTGATGAGGGTTGCGCACCTTCAGGTATTAACAATGCTATTAGAACACTCATGGCACAAATTCGTGACTTACAGTCAGGTGTTAGTGGTGACTCTATTCCTGTTGCAGCAGGTGGTACTGGTTCTACTACTGCAGCTTCAGCTAGAAGTTCATTAGGTCTAGCAATAGGCACAAACGTACAAGCATATAGTGCAACTACTGCATTTACTAACGCATTACAAACATTTACATTGTCTCAACGTGGCACAGTTACTACAGACAATGATGGTTCGTTTGATATGTCAGTTACTAACAACTTCTCATGCACACCTTCAGGAACATTTGCTCTTACCTTTACTAATATCACAGCAGGTCAGTCAGGTTATATTCTCTTAATTAATACTGGTGGTCATGCAGTCACAGCAGCAGCAACTACTAAAGTAGGTACAACATTCTTAACAGGTGTAAGTGCAGCAGGGACATATTTACTATCTTATTTCTCTAATGGCACTAACGTATATGTAACAGCTTCAGGAGCTTTAGCTTAATGGCTATTTTAAACAATAGTAATGCCATCTCTAGTGGTGGCTATGATATAAATAACTCACTTCGTTTAAGAAAAAGTGCGTCTGCCTATTTAAGTAAAACATTTTCTGGGTCTCCAACTTCTACTACAAAACAAACTTTTTCATTTTGGGTTAAGCGAGGAGACTTAGCAAGCACTCAGACATTATTTAGTGGGTATGATGGAAGTTCAGGAAACCCATTTGAAATGAATTTTACAAGTGGAAATGTATTTTCATTTGTTTTTGGTGGAGCTGCGGCTAACAATGTAACAACAACTGCAGTTTATCGTGACCCTTCTGCTTGGTATCACATTGTTGTTGCAATAGATACTACTCAAGCAACTGCTGCTAATAGAATAAAAATTTATGTAAATGAAACTCAAGTTACTGCTTTTTCTGCTGCTAATTATCCTGCTCAAAATGCTAATATGCAATTTGGATTAGCTAACGCAAATAATAAAATTGGTAGTTGGTATAGTCCATCTCAATATCTTGACGGCTACTTAACAGAATTAAACTTCATTGACGGTCAAGCTCTAACACCATCATCATTTGGCGAAACAGATACAACCACAGGTTCATGGAAACCTAAAGCCTACACAGGAACTTATGGCACTAATGGGTTTGAATTAAATTTTTCTGACATAGCTACTACATCAGGCTCTAATGCAGGTCTAGGTAAAGACTTTAGTGGTAATGCTAACTACTGGACTACTAATAACATATCTGTAACTGCTGGCACAACCTATGATGCTATGATAGACAGTCCTACGCTAACAAGTGCGACTGTGGCTAATTATGCTACTTTAAATCCGTTACAAGTAGCAAGTGCAACCTTGTCTAATGCAAATTTAAGCATGGCAAGAAGTGCTACTGGGTATGGAGAAACATCATCTACTTTTAGTCCTGAAGGTAACAAGGGTTATTTTGAAATTACTCGCTCATCAACTGGAGACCATTTGGCAGGTTTTATATTAAATAGTATTTCTCCAAGCACAAATAATTATACTGCGTCTGGTAGTTATTGGTATCAATGTGATACAGGAAGCGTAAAATATGGAACAGGCGGTTCTACAGCAACATTAATTACAGGATGTACTTCTGCTCCAACAGGCAGTCAAATTATTATGGTTGCATTTGACTTTACTGGAGGTAATAGAAATGTTTGGTTTGGATTACAAGGAACTTGGGGGGTAAATGCAAGTTCTCAAACTGGTGTTCCTTCTACTGGAGCATTTCCACATTTAACTACAACACAATTAACTGATGTATGTAGACTTTATTTTAGTAGTGGTGATGCTAATACATTCTCTATTAACTTCGGTCAAAGACCATTCTCTTACACACCTCCTACAGGCTTTGTAAGACTAAACACATATAACCTACCTGATAGCACTATCAAAAAAGGTAATACTGTGATGGATGCAACGCTATATACAGGAACAGGTGCAACTCAAGTAATAACTAATGCTGGTGCATTTAAACCTGACTTTGTATGGATGAAAACTAGAAATGTATCTGCAAATTCTAATTTAGTTGACTCTGTAAGAGGAACAAATAAATTACTACAGTCAAATACTGATGCTGCTGAAGCAACAAATGCCAATGCATTATCATCTTTTAATTCAAATGGATTTACTGTAGTTGATGATTATGGAAGTAATTATAATGGAAATACCTATGTAGGTTGGCAATGGCAAGCTGGTCAAGGTTCAACATCATCTAACACTTCAGGAACTATTACATCTACTGTATCTGTAAGCACAACTGCTGGGTTTAGTGTGGTGACTTATACAGGAACAGGTGCTAATGCTACAGTAGGACATGGTTTAGGTGTAGCACCAGCTATGTATATCGTGAAACGCAGAGATGGGGGCTCAAACAATTGGCGTGTTTATCACCGTAATATGGCAGCTTCGCCAGCAACAGGTACTTTGTATTTGTCTTTGACAAACGCGTTTACAGTTGACTCTACCGAGTGGAACAACACCACACCGACTTCATCTGTTATTTCCCTTGGCACTCAAAACTCAGTGAACGGCTCTGGGGGAACATTTGTAGCCTATTGCTGGGCAGAAATAGCAGGGTTTAGTAAGTTTGGTTCTTACACAGGTAATGGTAGTGCTGATGGTCCATTTGTTTTTACAAACTTCCAACCTAAATTTGTGATGATTAAAAAAACAGACTCTGTTACCGCAAATGGTAATTGGGTAATTATTGACACATCAAGAAATACTTATAATGTGGCAAATTTATTGTTATTCCCTAACTTGTCTGATGCAGAGGCTACAGTTACGGCAGTTGATTTAACATCAAATGGTTTTAAAATAAGAGCTAGCGGAGCTGTTACTGGTTTGAATTTATCGGGCTCTAATTTTATATACATGGCATTTGCAGAAAACCCATTTAAAAACGCTAACGCAAGATAACAAAGGAAAAATTATGTTTTTATTAAACGGTAACAGACTTCCAGAAGGCACATCCTTCTATGATGCTAATGGAGTTCAATATGGCTCTGGTTGGCTTAACCAAGCTACAGAAGCACAAAAACTAGCTATTGGTATTACATGGGTAGCAGACCCTGCACCAGTTGATACTCGCTTCTACTGGGACACAGACTTACCTAAAGCCCTAGAAGATAAACTTGAAACTAAAGCAGATGGTTCACCACTTTACAAACAAGTGTATGACAAAGTTACAAAGTCTATGGTTGACACTACAGAACAAGTCGTTACTAAAGGTCTTAAGTCTAACTTTATCGCACAAGTTAAACAAACTGCTGGTTCATTACTAGCACAAACTGACTGGTATGTAGTTCGTAAAGCAGAACGCAATGTAGACATTCCTGCTGACGTAGTTACTAAACGTGCAGCTATCGTTACAGAAGCAGACAGACTTGAAACAGCAATCACTAATGCAGCAAATGTAGAAGCTCTTATTGAGGTATTAAACGCACAAAACTGGAGTGAGTAATGCCTACTCAAAGGATACAATTTACAGAGTGGTTACCAGACCAACCTACGACTACTGGAGCTTTATTAGAGGCTAATAACGTCTATCCTTTAACGATAGGTTATGGTCCATTTCCTAACTCTGCTGACTATTCTACTGCTGCTAGTGAGAGCTTAAACAACGTAACTGCTGCTAAATTTGAACTAGAAACTCAATTATTTGCAGGTGGTACTACTAAACTATTTAAGTTTAACGCAGGTACTACAGGTTTAGATGACGTTAGTAAAGCAGGTGGATATACAGGTGCAGACCGTTGGAGCTTTACACAATTTGGTAATGCTGTATTAGCTTCTAACAACAACGCTAAAATACAAACATGGTATGTAGGTACTTCTACAGTTTTTGCAGACGTATCTGCTGACGCACCTATAGCTAAATATATTACAGTAGTTCGTGACTTTGTAGTCGCTGCTAATATTAGTGGCGAACCTAACAAATTACAATGGTCAGACATTAATGATGAAACTGACTGGACTTCAGGCGGTGCATCACAAGCCGACTATCAAGTTATAGCTGAAGGTGGAAACATTACCGGTATTACAGGTGGTGAATTTGGTATCGTCTTATTAGAACGTGCTATTTACCGTATGTCATATATTGGTTCACCATTATTCTTTCAGTTTGACGCTATCTCACGTAACTTAGGTTGTAATACACCAGGTTCAGTCACACAATATGGACCTAACACATATTTCTTAGCAGATGACGGTTTCTATGGTTGTGACGGTACTAATGTCTATAATATTGGTAACGACAAAGTAGACGAATACTTTTACGACAATATGAACGTATCACAACAAGATACTATTAGTGCTGCTATTGACCCAATTCGTAATATTGTAATATGGAATTATCCTAATAATAACGGTGGTCGTTCTTTACTTATTTATAATTGGTTAGTTAAGAAATGGTCATCTGCTGACACAAACTTAGAATACATTGTATCTTTAGCTTCATCTGCATTTAGTTTAGAAGCACTAGACGCTTTTGGCACACTAGACGCATTACCTGCTTCACTAGACTCTCGTGTATGGTCAGGCGGTAAATTCTTATTAGGTGGTGTAGATGGTACTAAAATTGCTACATTTACAGGTTCTATTTCTACAGGTGAAATAGTCATAGGTGAAATGGAATTTGGATATAATTCTATTGTCACTAACGGTAGGGCGCAAGTAGACAATGGTGCAGTTACTATGGCTATTGCTTCTCGTAAAGAATTAGATGATGCTGTTAATTACAGTTCTACAGTTACACAAAATTCAGACGGTAAATGCCCATTACGTTCTTATGGTCGTTATCACAGAATTAGAGTCACACCTACAGGCACATGGTTACATGCTATATCTATAGACGTAGACTACACACAAAGTGGTAATAGATAATGTCTAGGGACATGTATCGTAAACTGAATTGGCAAGGTGGCACACCTCGTGAAGTATCAGAAATAGTAAACAATTTAGTAGAAGGTAAGTCTAACAACACAGGTGAAATTACTTTAGTTGCTAGTGGTGCTACTTCTACAACTATCAATGATGAACGTATAGGTTATTATTCATATATTGGACTAGAGCCTAAAACACAAACTGCAGCTAGTACATACTTCCCTTATGGCGCATTTCAAGATACGACTGACCAAAGCATAGCCACTACAACAGCTACAGCAAACATTACACTTAACACTACAGACTATTCTTTAGGTACAAGTTTAGTAGATGGATACAAAATAAAAGTAGACTATTCTGGTCTTTATAATGTGCAGTTTAGTATTCAATTAGTTAATACTGATAATGTTCAACATGATTTAGATATATGGTTTAAAAAGAATGGTTCAGATGTTGCAGGTTCTAACAGTAAATTTACTGTTCCAGCTCGTAAAAGTGCAAGTATTTATGGAAATATTATTGCAGCATTAAACTTTAATATAGAACTAGCTAAAGATGACTATGTAAGTTTAGCATGGGCTACAAGTTCTACATTAGTTACAATAGAACATTTAGCAGCACAAACTAGCCCTACTAGACCTGCAACACCTAGTGTTATTGTTACTATTCAGTATTTAAGT